TTATCATATCCTACCTTTACCGAAGAATATATCAATGAATCATTGACAGCCAATTCGTAGTCATTGATTTCCATCCCTAATTCATTGACTACCGTATTTGCGAACAAATTATCACGGTGAGTAAATGTCACCTCATTCCCACTTATTACAGGAACATATCCGAACTCCGCTTCCATCCAGTCACAGAACTTCTTATACGAAGTGTATATTTTAGCCTCAGGAAGTCCACGGGCGCTTTCAGCTGCCATGATGTATGTCCTTTCCAATTTCAAGTTTCTCGAACCATCGGCAATACCATAATTAAAATATCCTTTATATTCCGCATTTCCCTCTGACATGCTGTTTAGTAGGTTGTTCAAGACTGTTACAGGGGATACAATGTCAATATTTACAGAATTTATTCTGGATTTAAAATTTGCCGAAAAAGAAAATTCAAGAAAATTAAGTCTAACACCATAAAGTTCTACACCCCAAATTACATTCGCTGCAAAAATCAAGGAATCCCCTTTGGCTAAATCAACGGATATAACTTCATCTATTTTAGTAAGAAGTTCAATTCCTTTATTTAATATTACGTTAACATTCCCGGATGAATCTTTTTTCGATATTGACACATATAAATTGTCATGCCCTGATGGAAGACCTAAAAGAATAAAAGATGTAAATTTAATGTCAACATGGATATCATATAGCGCTTCTACAAAAGGAGAACACGATGCCAAACTTGATGTTTCAACAAGAGGCACATCGTGAAAAAGTAGCGGTGAATCAATTTTTGGAAGTTCACTATTGTCTAATTTATACAAAGGCATTGAATAAAAATAAGACGTTCCTGCAATTCCGCTAGGCCTTTCTATTTTTATATATTGAGTGCCATCCTCATCAGAAAATCCCCCTAGCGTATATTTACCTTCGTATTGGAATTTAAGGCCATCGTAATTTAGTTTTCGAGTTTGAAGATCGGCAATAAGATATTCATATTGAATACTCTTCTTCGCCTTAATAATAGCAGCCAGCGTATTGTCTATCGCATTGATGGAAACCACATATCCATCTTCCGAGTATGTGGAAAAATCCAGTGCGCACCGGAAAACTTCGTCATACTCCCAATTATTATTTCTCAAGGAGAATATAACAGTAGCAGAAGCCTCCATATATCTAGACCGATATTCCTTTTTCAGAAGTATAAAAGCATTATTCACAAATTCAAAACTCGTAGAATATGACCGTACCACTCCATCATAATTGGGACGTTTATGTGATAGTTCAAAATCGTCCCAATTCTTCAAATCATCGGTTACATCATACCTTTTATCCCTTATTAAAAGTTCGCATTTAAACATAGCTATTTTTTCTTATGAATATTCATTGATTTTATATCCTCACACATACGTTTTACCATGAAGGCATATTCCTTTGCGCTAATTTCATTCTTCCGGATCTGCATTCCATAATGGGACATGACAGCGACACGTTCGCGAACAAAGTAATTTTTATCCATTTTAGAGGCATTTTCCGGCTTCTCTCTAGCATTTGCTCGTTCAAGCAAATATTTACTCATAGAAAGGATAGAAGTTGCTTTCTTGCGTATCTTATCATGATCGGACGGGGAGTACTTGAACCCGAAATCTGACAGTATCCTCGTTGCAGCCTCCCAGTCATTGTTTTTAATCATTACCTCAACACCTTTCATACACTCAATTTTTATATGAAGGTTGATAATATTGTTTCTTTTTGACATCTCAGACAAGAAAGAAGCGCCTCCTATTATTTCCACGTATTCTGTGATAAGTTTTTCCGATTGTTCGGACAGTTCTTCATCAGAGTGTTTCCCTTCGATAATAAGCCTGCTTTTATCTCCGGTAAATACATCTATGAATGTATCTAGGGGGATTTTGTCTAGGTCGGTGTATAGCATAATGAATACCTTAGTGAGATAAATACATATTAAAAACATCGATATGATAGATATTGACTTGTCCGTAGTTGGCATCAAAGATCTTTTTTACATCATATCCATGTTCGAAAGACAAAGCTTTCAATGCCCTCCAGTTTATTTTCCTCCAATTTAGACCATTTTCTTTTGCGTATCTTTTAATAGAAAACCATTCCTTAGATTCATCTAATTGCTCTTTTTTTTGCTCCAACAAGGCTTTCGTCTGCTTATTTTCTAGTTGAAGCCTCTCCTTCTCTTCTTCGGCTTGTATCACCATTAAAGCAAGCTCCTTGCGGGAAAGTTCTTTTTGTCCGGTGAGGATTTCTTCACAAGAGATAAAATACTTTCGTGCTTGTTTACCTCGCCCGTTGTTTTCAATCATTGAAAGTTCTTTTGCCATACTTATAGAAATAGCGTATTCAATAGCCGGGCGACCTCCTTTTGGGTTTTCGCCAAAATTGTTGAAAACCTGATAGTCTTTATTTTCAATGAAATCATATTTTTCTATCCGGTCTTTTATCCAGTTAGAAAAATCTCTTTTACTTTCAAGAAAAGCATGTAAATCACGTGCATTAACAGCTTTCTTTCCACCATTGTTCTCCTGAATAGGAATTAATTCTTTTAAGTTTTCCATAATAAAGTAACGTGCTCCTTCACACGTTGATTATGTTATAGTTAAATTCTATTTGCTAAACGATGATATTCGGAAGCTTTAGCCATCTTGCGGAATGTCCTGTTTAATTTAGCTATCCCTTCATTGGTTGCTTCTGTATTCCTTTCAAGTCTACGATAATCGTTATTAACGTTAACAACTACCGGCTCACCGTCATTACTTCTCCTTTGCCTATCCAACATCAAAGCGTCTGAATGTAAAGCCATCGTTCGATAATCAACAAGATTCGGAATAACCTTTGCCCTCTTTGGAATATCTACCAATGTGGGAACGGAGGGAGTTATATAAGCACCGTTATCCGTTTCAATCACTTCTTGTCTACCTCCATCACCGACAATAGCCAATCCACCGGGATGGTTATCAGTTCCTTTTGCATATTTAGGTATTGGTTGAGCAGCAATCATTGCAATCTGAGCAGCGCCTAAAGCACCAACAATAGCAGCAAGTACAAAGTTTGGTAATGCTTTAGTAACAGCCAATGCCGTAGCTATGGTTGCTTGTATTATAGAATTTGCCTTATCCCATCTAGCTTGCTTTTGTTTTAACTCCGCCTTTTGCTTTTCAAGTTCCTTATCTCTTTGGGCAGTCCTGTCTTCCGCCGCCCTTTTTCTTGCTTCCGCTTCCTCTGTAGAGATAGCACCAGACTCAGCTAAATCTTCGATGCGTTCCAGCTCTTCTTCTCCGGCTTCTTCGTTCTTTTCTTGTTCTTCTTCAATTTGTTCAATACGAGCATCAAAGGCAGAAGTCACTATAGAGGTTATTCCATCAAATAAAGAAGCATAAGTTTCTAAAATTACAGCCGCTTTCTCTTTTGGATCTAAATTTTCCCACCATTTAGACAAAGAGAAATTACCGGTTTCTACAAATTCATCTGTCAATTTACCAATGATATTATAGAAAGAACTGAATAGATTAACTGTATCACCTAAATAATCTTCAGCGACACCTTTCATATTAGACATAGCATCAATAAAGCCATCCGCCCAGTCTTGCCTATCTGATTTTTCTTTTCCATACGTCAGATCTTCAATTTCGTTGTTAAGCTTTTTAATCTCTGCCTTTACAGTTTCTATTTTTTTCTTTATTTCATCCGATTTTGCATTAGTTGGATCAAGTGCGGCTAACTCTGCTTGTAATTGAATATTGAGCAGTTTTAATTGTTCTTGAATGGAATCTTTGGTAATTTCATAAACCTTTTGGCGGTATTCCTTTTCATTTATTTCACCTTTACGATACCGTAATTCTTCTTTACGAAGATCATTTTCTGCTGCATTCTGGATTACATTTGTTGCTCTAGTCGTATTCTTTTCAATTAGTCCGATTCTTTCAAGAGCATTTTTTACCGCAATATCAGAGGCTTTTTTATCATATTTCTTGTTGACAGCTTCTACATCTTCCCCAGCCTTTTTTGCAGCTTTTACTTCTGCATCTCTTAGTATTTCATTTACTTGTAATTGTATGCTAAGCCTTTGATCTAATTCATCTTTAGAGTTAGTAGAAAGAGCCTCCAAACGGTTCTGTAAATTGATTTTCTCCTTATTTTGATTATAGGTATAGATCTTTTCAGAGAGTTCATCTTCCATGGCAATAGTCAGGTTTTCTCTGGTTTTAATTTCTTCCTGGCTATATCCTTTAACTGCATCAATACGTTTTCGGTAATTTAGACGAATTGCAGCCAACTCTTTACCTAGTCCTTCATCCATCAAATCTAATTCGGACTGTTGGTATTCTTGCTGAATACGTAACAGTTCTTTTCTTGCTTTCTCGGCCTCTCTCTGTTGTTTTTCCAGCTCATCTTTGGTCAATGGTTTTTCTCCACCTTCTTTGGAAAATGGATTATATTTTTCAATACCCGAAATTTGAGCCTCTAAAGATGATACTATAGACAATCTTCTCATATATTCATCTAAAGCTTCATTCATCTCGTTCTTTTTCAGATTACTACCATAGTCAGGTCCAAACAATATAGGACTTTTATAGTTCTCATAACTTTGTTTGGCAGAATCGTACAAATCCTTATTCTCCTGCAATGCCTCTGACTCTTCTTTCAAAGCTTGCTTCAAAATCCTTAATCTTGTTTTCTTTGCCTTTTCCAACGCTTCATTTTCAGAAAACCCCTGCTTGACATACATTTGCTGCAACTTCTGTATATGATCATATTCTTTTTGAGCTGCCTCTACACCATTCTCCCTTCCCTCTTTTCTAGCAGTGGTATACTTTCTGTCATACATATCGCTTGCAGATTCATTCAGTTCACGGACGTTCTTTACCAAATCAGCCAAAACCTCATTTACAAATATTCTGACCTTAGAAGTCATCCCCTCAAACGATCCACCTGTTTTATCAAAAAGCAATGCTATTTCTTTAGAAAGCCTTATTTGACTATCAATTAAATCCTCTTCTGTTTTTCCTAATTCACCAGCTTTATCTTTAACTTCGTCCAAGTTAGAAGAAATATCCTTCAAAGTTTTAATATACTTCAATCCGGCATCTTCTCCAGGACCACCGAATATATCTGCAATAGCGGTACCTACAACAGAACTGCTTTCCGGTAGTTCGTTCAATTTTTCAGAAACCATCTGCATTACATCAAAAGTGGTAAGGGAACCTTTACGTAATTCTTCTTGAACCTTTTTAGAACTTATCCCAATTCCATCCAAAGCACTTGCTGTAGCTTTGGTCATTTCTCGGAGGCGTATATTTCCTTCTTTTATTGTATCTATACCTTTGTCGGAGAATATACCCTGTTTATTGGTCTCTGCGATGATGGCTATAAACTGATCGGCCGATATTCCGGCTTCTTTAAAATATGCAGGATATTCTTTCAGATTATCCAAAAACTGCCCGTTCGCATCTGCTCCAGCAATAAAACCGTCCTTTACTATTTCTAAGGCTTTCTCGGAAGTTATACCAAACTGTTCTGATACAGAATTTACAGCCATTAAGGTCTCCTTAAAATCCTTTCCGTAATAATCAGCCAATGTCTGAACCTCGCTACGATACACTTTGAGATCATCTCCTGATTTCCCTGTAAATTGAGCCGTTAATCTTGTAGCTTCTACTATTCCACTGTTATAATCATACCAGAATTTAAACAATGTTCCAACCCCAGCAGCTCCCGCTATCGAAAGAAAAGCAGGATTGGTAAATAAAGTTTTTATTGTAGAGCCTAGAGCTAATGAATTCTTCTTAATATTATCCATAAACCCTGCAATCCCGTCACTATCAGATGCTAAATCGGTCAAAGAGCTACCAAATCCCTTATTCAAATTTAAAGCATTGATTATACTATTATAATAATCACCAATACCTCTTTTTCTAAGAGTCATTTTATCTGAAACCCGATCTTGAATCTCTTCGTTTTCCTCTATTTTCTTATTATATTTTTCGATTGTCTGAATAGCGTCTTGTTCTGTCAAATCAACATCTTTAACAGCCTTTCTTAATGTTCTATTTTGCTCTGCAGCCTGTCTGGCGCTTTTTGCTTTTTCACTAAGAGCTTTCGCTATTTGCTCTTCGGTAACTTTTTGATTTCTACTTTCCTGATTTATAAGTTTCTGCTGTTTCAGTTCCTCGGTTTTTGCTTTTTGAGCCTTTAATTCAGCTGTAGCATTAAGGTCATTAGCTTTAGCCTCAGCTAAAATCTGCATAACATTCTCTTTGGTTTGTTGAACTATTCTTTGAAGAAGAGTTTCGTGTTCTTTCTGTAAATCAGCCAGCTTATTTTGAGTGGTAATAAGCTCATTCAAGACTTTGTTATAATTAGCCGATTTATTGGATAAATCCTGAAAGGACGCAGGCTTATCCTGCATGCCTTTAGCTAATAATTCAATGAAGTTTTTGTAGGAAGTGTAAGATTCGTCAATCTCTTTTTTAAGATTCTGCAACTGGGTGATTGCTTTCTGATCGACAACATCGGTAATTTTTAATTCATTAGCCATATAACGTGCGAATTAAGTACCATGCCACTTGACACAGTTTCCGCACAAATATAAAAAGAATTGGCGAATTTTACAAGCTATTTAGAATGAATAAAGATAAGATAAAACGGAAAAAGAAAAGCGGAGGTTAAGACTCCGCTTCTATAAATTATACGATATCAGGATGTTTTTTCAAATATAAATCCCTAAGATAAATACTCATTAGTTTTATTATAGATTGCATTGAAAGCCTTACAGCTTTATCTTCTCCTGAAGCAGGATCTTTTAGTTGGATAGTATCAGGAGAATAATATAGAAATTGCTTTATATCAGCAAATATTTCATTTCCCATGTTTCTCAAAAGATAACTTAAAGCTTCTTCCTCTACATCATAGGCCGTTTGAGGATTTATATCTTCTAGTTCTTTAATCAAAAAATCAATATTATTATCTATCGTCTTTTTAGCTGATGATTCCTCAAATAAAACCTCACCGAGAGGAGTCATTTTTAATGGACTGGCCTTTTTTGCTAACTTATCAATCATATCATTATCAAATTTCATTAACCATTTGTTTATTTCGACAACCATATCATTGGTAGAGCTTACAATTCTTTGCAATTCATTATATCTTTGCCCAGAATCACGAATATCATCTTTATGTTTATCACAAGGAAGATTCTCAACCTTATTCCTAGTTTCTTCTAATTTAGCATGATACTTTGACATCTTCCAACTCCCAATGATTGCTAATACTATAACAGCTATCCATGGAGCATTGTTTAGTAGATATGTGATTACTGGAGCCATATTTTGTGTTTTAGTTACTTTTATGTTGTACTATTCTATGTTTCGTTAATACAAATATACGACAACAACAACAAACAACAGCCTTATTAAGAGTACTAAAGTGAACCTTTTAAGTAATATTTAGATTATTAACAATTTCATCTCTATCTTCATCCACTTTTTCATGTCTATCTCTACTCTCATCAAGAACATGATATTCATCCACTCTATCAATGGCAATAAAACCCAATGTACGAACACAAAAAAGCCCGTCAAGTAGACGGGCTAGAATTAGTTAAGAGTAAATTATAAAGTCGATTCCGAGAAATCTAATTCATAGACGATCATCTCATTATACACAAAGAAGTATCCTTCATAACATCCCCAAGTTCAGATAACGCAAATGATAAGGTTTTAAGTTCTTCTTGGGTAAAATCAGCAGGCTTGCCATTTATCAGATTCCCATTTATCCGCTGATATAACCATTGGCGAGACTTACCAAAATAATGTTCTGCTATATAAGACATTGAAGCAAAATCCAAAACTTTATCTAGTTTTTTCTTTCTTTCCACAATCTTAGCCAGTTTTTTCGCTTCATCCATAGCCTGCTCTGCGCCTTTTTTAAACTCGTTCAAGAACTCCTTTTTGTCAGAAGGTGATAAAGAGTTTACATACGCATTAAAACGCTTCTTGTGCTCTAATTTTGCTTGTTCGGTCTTAGCCTTTGCAAAATCATCTTTCCACTTTTTAAGTTCTTCCTTTGCATTCATACGCATTATTTTTTATAAGTTAAAGAGAAAATGGTAGCCCCTTATGGGGGACTACCTTTTTCTTTCAGCTTGTTTTTGGCATCAATCAAATCGTCTAACGCATCATTGATTCCTTCTTCAAGCTCCTCGTCTGAAATCCATTCAGTTTCCCGTAGTGCATCCCAGTTGAGGGAAAAGAAGCTAAGGTCTTGCTCCGCAGCTTCAATCCGAGCCTTTAGCTCTTCTTCATCAGTCATATAAAGATCGCGATTCTTATGACACCACAAAGATAATAACCATTTGGTAATTAAACAAGCTTTTAGGAAGATATTTCAATGCAAAATGAAAATTTAACTTTTGGGAAATAAAAAGCCCCGAACCTTTAGTGGAACGGGGCGGGAAGAATATTATTTTTCTTTTTCCATATCAATATTGTATATAACCGGATCGTATTTATTCATTTTCCCAGTTCCTAAATCAATTAGAAAACCCGGCCAAAAAAGAATATTCCATAAACTTTTAGCATTAAAGTTTGATTCAATCACCATAGGAGTGTTGGCATATCCTTCCTTCTTGGCAATAACTGTTTTATCAGCCATTTTCTTTTTGATATTTACAGTTATCGAATTACCTTCCTTTATTTCTCCCAACTTTACATTATTTGTACCATCATACAATTTAATACCGTTTTCTCCCGTGAAAGTAATGCCTTGATTAGACTTGGAGCAGATTGTCATACATGACGTAAATAGCACTGTACAACATAACAAAAACAAGATTTTTTTCATGATTGTGTATTTTAGTGTTTTACAATTATTTGGCAAATATATACTTAAAAAAGCAATATCAACAAATAAATATTACATAATTCTCTATTAAGGTCTATTTTTCTTTGGTTTGGGGTATTTTTCTAGTATCAAATAAAAACCCCGCCATTTAGCGGGGTAAATAACTATTTAAAGAAATCGTTAGCTTTGTCAAATGTATCAAACATAGTAAAGTCTATATATTCTTCAGGCTTACTAAATCTATTCTTATATATTGCTTCCAATTTTTTATATCCTTTATCATAATGATTTCTTTCTTGCTGATGTTGGTAGTATTCATAAGCTAACACTTCTCTATATATTTTATACACATCTGAAATGAACTCTCTTTTTACCATCTCTTTTGCCTTCTCTTTATTCCCTATGGCAAATTCGATTTTCGCTAGAGATACCCCTTCTAAAGATACAGGCAAAGTAGATTTAATCTTCTTCACGTCATTCGTCATTCCCCATAACTTGAAAAATAGAATAATTTGTAATATTCCGAATACGATGATTACGATAGATACAAATAGTGTGATACCTTCCATGATTTACAATTTAATTAATAGCTTTTATTTAAAGAATATATTGTCATTATAATAGTGGGAGTTGTCATATTATCAATCCATATTTTATCCCACATACGAGAGAATACATGGTCATCAACATACTGATAATCTATTTTCTCAATTTTACCATATCCGCTACTATCTAACCCTAAACAATCAGCACAAAAATTTATGAGTTCCACAAGTTCTTTGGTTAAAAGGTTACTCCTCCCCTTAAATATGACATTTAACTCATTTTCTGCGACTTCTAATATTTCAGCTTCATAGAAAATTCCAAGTTCTAGTTTTTTTAAGCATAGTGTATAATGTTTTACTTCATTTCCATACGGACTTGTTTCTGTGTGAGAGTATACAGGATTATATTGAAAAAGATTATTTATATCAATCGAAAAGAACTCCTTTATATCTCTTTTAGGAGGTATATCCTGTTTACTTTTAAATAAATTGAATAATCCCATGTTATGTGTGTTTTATGTTATACAATACGCAAAAGTACGAAAAGCAAAAATAAAATACAAGTTTTATAATACCTTTCTGATTCCAATACATGAAAATTTCCGTATATATTTAATATGGCAACTAGGTGATTTGAAAAAAGGGATTATAAATGAAGAAAAGCCGGATTTCTCCGACCTTCACTTTTTATCACTTATCCTTCGATAGGTTTTCGACTTGTTTTTTAAACGATTCAAAACGGGATCTATCTTGATTAAAATCATTATGATATTTAGCACGTATTTCTGCTATTACTTCCCAAGACACACCTTTGTTTGTAGCTTGATTTACGACTTTTTTTCTTCTTCCTCGAAAGTTTTACTTTGCATTCCCATAATTACCTCCTTTTTATTTGGTTTATAGTTTTTCCGCTAACTTTTTAATATCCTCCTTACTCGAAACCTTGTGGATAGTTCCATCTAATTCGATGTAGCCGTTTATATTAGTTGGTTCTTCGAATAGTTCAGTAATTCTCACGTTTAGGGCACTGGCTATCTTTTCCAATGTTTCAAGTGATGGATTTACCTTCCCATTAATTATATTACTTGTGTTTGTCTGTGAAACACCTATCATAGTAGATAAATCCATGATTTTAACACCTTTCTCTTTACATACTTCTTTTATTCTTAATTCTGCCATAATGTAGCGCATTAATTAATTACGGTACAAAAATACGATACTTATCCGATTATTTAACGTAGCACATAATTAATTAATGTTAATATAACGCTTTATATTATTGTTTCGTTTTGAGATATTAATCTACTACATTATATTTGCATTATAAAAATGATGTATAACATTAAAACACATACCAATGAAACGCTACAACTTATCAGAAATAATGCGCACCGCACATAGAACCTACAAGTACGTAGGCAAGAAACAAGGTAAAACCTTCGGCGATGTCCTAAAATCAACTTGGAGACTTGCCAAACTGGACGTAGCCAGACAGGAAGCGGACGCAAAACGCAAAGCTGAAGAGGAAAAGAGACTAGAATCTCTTAAAAACAGTAGGCCGGCAGAGGTGGTAAGATATAACTTCTCAGGGGAAATATACAATCCTAGCAGCAGAGGTTACATGGGCGCACATTACGTAGGAGATTAACCATTAAATATACGATTATGATAGAAATAACAATCATCATTTTAAGCCTGTTTGCCGGATATAAGATGTTCGGTGACGATAACGACAGGTTTTTCATGTGCTAAGTAAGAGTAACGCAATAGTATAACACATAAAATAAAATCATTATGGAAACAAGAAGTTTAGAATTATGGTCTACCGATAAGATTGATTTGGTAGAAGCGAAAAACGGGCAAGCTGTGACCTCTTCTTTGGTGGTTGCGGATTACTTTAGGAAGGCACACAAAGATGTACTGAAAGCTATTAAATTGATGGATTGTAGTCCCGTTTTTCAAGAGCGCAATTTTGCGCCCTCGTTCTATATCAGCGACTTAGCTAATGGAGGACATAAAAACAATCCCATGTACTACATGACCCGTGACGGCTTTACTTTGTTGGCTATGGGATTTACCGGAAAGGTAGCCGCCCAGTTCAAGGAAGCATACATCAACGCATTCAACGAAATGGAAGAGAAGCTCCGAACCGAGCGTTGCACCAAATACGCAGAACGCATCGTCAGGAAGCAAGTCAAAGAGTTTAACCGGTCACTACAGGAAAACTTAACGAACGGGAGAAAGAAGCACGGAAGCACATACGGAGGGCTGATACCCTACGGGAAAGAAGAGGTGGTATACAACCCCAAAGAAAGTATGGAAGCCAATTTAAAGCGGATATTCGGGCAAGTACGTGAGATGTGCAAAGACGGATTCTTGATGTCCGCACTCGCTGTCGAGACAAACAGGGTGTTACAAGAGTTTATAAATAAAGGGTAAGTCAGTGGACTCTGGTTCCGGCACATTAGTTGACGCCAATCAGCGGGAAAGGGGAGCTTTAGGGCTGCCCTTTCTTTATTGCATTCACACCAACAGATTGATGATACCCTGTCTGCCAATTCCGGTAATCTTTCTATGGTAGATAATATGACCATTATCAGCGACTTCTTGCTTTATATCAAACCAGCCAAGAGTAGCATATTTAGTATATGGAACCCACGTCTGATTAACTTTGTATTGCACACCAAGTTCTTTTAAACGGTTATTAAGTTCAATTGCCGATTTAAGCCCCAATTCTTTGGCAACTTCCGTGCATGTATAAGTCTTATTTACGTGAGTAAGAACAGCTACCTGTTTCTCTGCTTCAATGCGTGCTGATCGTTCTTCCTTCAACTTAGTGAGAAGCTCAATACCAAAATCCGGGTTGTTTAATATTTGATCTATAACGTTATCGGTAGCATAGATACCATGTTTACGGATTGTCTTTAAAATGCCCTTAATTCCTTTCTTGAAATCTTTAGCTATTGGCTTGCGAGATTGCATCAATACTTCATACAAACCATCCTCTGTGAGAAAGTTACATTCTCTTCTTTGACCTGATACAAACAATGTTTGGGTCAGCTTTTCATCTTCATCAACCGTTCTCACCATAGTTGATACATCTGAATGTTCAATCCATTCTGCCACATCCTTAGCAAGGAACAAGGGAGATTCAGATGAACCATATACATTGATCTCATGTCCTAAAAAATTGGATTTACAAATAAGACTTAGACTTGCATCATCCCCTTTCACATCATTTGATACAAAAAGACTATTGCTGATAGGAATAATTTCACTATCTTTGCTCCTGTAATTTAATGCTTTCATGTCATTGCATAAAATTAAAAGTAAATAAATGTCCCCATTAGCGGCTCGGACACTTCCGCTTTTGGGGATTTTAATTTGTCCGACTTTGTAGCAAGCGAGGATTCGAACCTCTTCACGCCTTACCGACCTGCTGAACCTGCCACGCCTGGCATATAAAAAAGCGCCAAAGGCAAGCTCCTCACTTCTCACCGATGGCGTTATATCTTTCAGCCGTGAGGATAGCCGTATTATTTTCTATGCACAAATTTATTTCATATCCAATTATAAGCCTAAAATTTTCACTTCCGGAAAACCACAATAAGCGAATTGTGGTTTATTTGTTCTTTGGGGACTAAAACCGACTTATGCACTAGTAAACTTATAGAAACTCACTATTTTGTTCTATTTTTCCTACACTTTTTGTGTAGTCCCCGCAATTTTTCTAACCACGCATCCTAAATATTGTTCTATTATTCGTATTACGGATATATATATTCGACGAAAACACCTTTGTAATCTTCCCCCTCTTTTACATACCAAATACTACCATCCTCCTTAGAATAAAGAACAAACACCGATTTCTCCATTTTTGCCGCTTTTCTTGCGATTTCCCGCATTTTCTCTATAGAAGCAAGCCGTTTATTACCTTGACACCAACAACTCATAATACTCCAAATTTTGAAAAGTAATTTTTTAGAGCCGGGTTAAGTACATATTCGAGGAAGTATTCACGGGACTTCCCTCCTACTCCCAATATGGCACTCCCATACTTTCTTTCTATATCCGGTCCTATGTCGCTTCCTCTCGTTTCTATCTTCAATCCCTTTGAGGACGAAGAGACACGTATAGAATCATAGAATTCGCCTGTTATAATGAGGTTGGGAGTGTAAATATCCCTAGCCGGATAACCTTGGAAAGAGGGGGTAGGTTTTGTTATCCTCTTCTTCATCTTAGCGTACCCCTTTGCATTGTTCTTCCACTTCCCGGCTTCATCAGTAGCAAACCAAGGGTCATTCAAGTAAGTCGGTCGTAATGGCTTATCATTCCCATTTACACCTGAATACAACTGTTCTGTCACAAATTCCCTAACAAGAGATTTGTTTGACTCCATGGTATTTTGAATCTCTCCTTCAAACCCATTAACAAAAGCTGTCACATTATCCAATGCTTCTTTTATTGTAGCCATACGCAAACATATAAGAGAAGGGGGAAGGCAAATGCCCTCCCCCTTCCTGAAAACAAACCACTTTAAATAGTATCCTCTAAAGGAGATCTGACACCTACTATCTTATCATAGATATCAGAGAGGATATTTTCCTTCTCTATTTCAGTCCGGTCGGGGAAAAGCACTTTATGCTTAGCAACAAACTCCTTTTTCTTCATTTTCCGGACTTCTTCATCAACGAAATTGATACCTTCTACTTTCATGACGGCCACTGTTCTATTCCGACCACTCCATTTTCTTGAAGTACGGCCGGAGATTTAAGAGACGGAGTACCGGTAGCAGTGATCACCAAGTTACCGTTTTCATACTTGACAGCCGTCACCTGACCATCAAAACAAGTTGTTGCACCTTCCGACAAAGCAGGACCAAAGAAAGAGGTTACATCCAATCCTCCGAAATGCTCTTTCAATTTATAATTATTCTCCCCGGAATCAAGCTTTACAAGCTCAACATATACAAGCCCTTTCAAAGCTTCCACCACATCAAACTTATATACCTTATAATCGGCATTCTTTACGTATTTCTCGTAGTCCTTAAACATCGTCCCGATAGTTAGGTTCGCTTCCGTACCGGATGAATCCCAATCCTGCCCTCCCGGATATACGCCAGATAAAGGAATACCGGCCAAGGCTCCGGTTCCGTCATTCATACCATAGACCACATTGTTTTCATCCACAAAATACGCATCGAATGCAACTCCTTTAGCAGCCATGATATTGGCTTTCAGACTCGCGTCATATTCATCGACGGTCCATACATCGTCCTTCGCTGAGTAGGATGTTATCTTATTCGGTCCATAACCAACTGCACTCTTATTCGCCTCGCCACCAGACGGTGCATATTCCACGATTGTCTTGATAGGGAATATACGGGCGGGACGATCGGCATGACAAGCTTTCTCAATCAATTCAGCCGTAGCATTTTCCGGCAGCTTATATCCATGCATAGTTAAAATAATAGCCTTCACCTTTCCGGGATCAAGCAGGCATTTTGATGAACCGGTATTAAACTGAGCCATACCGGCACACTCTCTAAATTCTATCGCCATAACATTTTATATTTTTTATTTTTATATTTAAATTCTTAATCTCAATAGCATCTATGAAGTCCCTAAATAGTTTTCCATCAGCTTCCACCCCTTTTCGTCCGTAGCGGTAGTTTTCCGTGTATGAATGAGGAACTATGCCGTTATAATCATTCACAAGATCAGAAGATGCAAGTATACTCTTGATAAAAGCGTCATAAATCGGCCGGAGGATTTTGGCAAATGATACTCTCTCTCTTTCTTCATTGAGATACTCTTTCCTTGTATCGACCATAATAAGAAATTCAAGGGCAACATCAGGATTTCTTGAAGTACGATTCTCAATATACGGAGAATACAAACATATGATCGGAAACTTCAATTTACTTGCTTTCGGAGATTCACTCCATTCTGTAAGCTGGCCCGCAATATACTCCCAATCCCCGAACATATAAGACACGTTCTTACCGTATATTTTTGCCGTATTGGCTACTATTTCCCTGAATATGTCATTAACCGATTTCATATACCCATTTCATTAATACATTCAATCATAGTGGTATTGAAGTTAAAACCAGCATACTCCTTATCCGACTTGAGAAAGTCATACAAATCTTCATTCATACATACCATGTCATTCCATGCAGAAACCAAGAGAACGTTAGGATTTGCCTTTTTATCATCGGATGCATATACTGTACCAACCGGAGTCTGTTTAATTCCACAGCGTCTCACATAGTGAAAATACACATAGTTAGCAACAGGGCTGTATCCTCTGACTGAAAGTTTTTCTTTGAGAGATTCCCATTTACCGACATCATCTTTGCCGGATGAAAGATATTCAATGAATTCACGACTCATACTTTTTCCCAAGACCATTCGGAGGTACTTTTTCTCGTATAAGTCAATATACGATTGAAGATTATCCCTTTCCGCCTTTCTTGTGATTGAATCATCGTCTATATCCCAGATAATACCGAGACTTAGCACTCCCGTAAAGTATGAGCCGTCAATAATCATCGTTTATTCTCCTTTCTTCTTATCTTTTTTCAAAAGGTCGGAGCATCCTACGGTGGCGGCCGCAGAAGTAATTTCAGAAGTTTCCGAAACTATTCCCATCTTTACCCATTTCATTGCAATCGGAAGAGAAACATGAGTTTCATCCCCCGCCTTAAACGCACCGAAGTCCTTTTGGAACGTAACCTTGTACACTTCCGACAAGTCCATATTATAGGACTTGTCGCTTTTGGTTGTATTAATACTACTTCTTTTCATATTTTACCTTTTAACGTTAAACACTTTTGGTTATCGCAGTTATCACATTTTTAAATGTGTCAGCAACGAATGCAGTCTTATACTGCGACTTGATGTAAGCAAGCACCCTCTTCTCACCCAAGACGGTCACCAAGTTTTTGGTAAAGTCGTCATTTTCCCAACCTATACTCATGGAAAGAACAACATAATCACGGATAAACAGATATCGGAAGTCTCCCATCTGGAAAGAACCAAGAGTTACATTAGGATCTTGAATTACACGAAGTCCGGTAATCAATTCATCCCCAATCTTGAACGGGCGGATATAATCACCATTGTCGTTCTTTGTGAGCTGCATATTTGCGTAATCTACCGGATTCATCCGAATGGCATTCGGAGAGTAAGCCATGTTGCTTACGCTTACAATCTGTGTATAGACAGCAACGATCGCATCATACATATTGGGGGATCTAGACACTTCAATGCCGGTAAGAGAAAATGCCGGAATAGAATCTCCCACTCCTTTTATCTGACCACCGGTTCCGGTACCATTGAAAATGCCATCTTCCTCCTTCAAACCGATCTTATTGATAATCTCAGCCTCAATCTCTTTTTCCAATTGCGGAATATCTTGTAAAACTTCGGTTGTAACCTTGGCTGTCAAAGCTACCTTTCCGGCAGAAACGGTAACAGTTTCCACGGATGCTGTCATTGAAGGTTTTAACCCTCCTTCGGGAACCCATGCTGCATCACCGGTAACATCTTTCAATTCAGCATATACTACGGACGGAGTAGAAATACTTGCTACATTAGCCACGTCACGGATAGATGCACGTTTACGAGGAGCTACACTGATTTGATCGTCAATTGTAATCCCACCGGAAACAGGACTTCCGCCTGTAGTCATTACAGGAGCGGCAGCAGCTTTCACTACGACATCAAATTTAACTCCACCCTTTTTCTTTAGAGCTTCAACATCAATTGTTTTGACTCCGTTAATCTCGGTTACAAAACCTTTGCAAGCATCAGCAATTTGTTCTCCAAGAGACTTAAATCTGATATCGCCTCCTTTTGTTTTCTCGGTCGCGGCTTTGATCCGAACGATTGTTTCTTCAAATGATTTTAAACGTTCATTGATAGATTCACTATCTGCAAATCCTTTGATTTCTTTTTTCAGTTCTTCGATAGATTTTGTTGCATTATCAATTGATTCTTTCATTGACTTAGAATCAATCTCATCGTTCATGAACTGGGCGAAAAGAGCCTCCATGTAGCCATCCAGCCCCTTGGAAAACACTTCAAAAACTTTAGATTCGTCTTCGGACAATCCTTTGGTATCAAGGAAATCCTTAAACTCAACCTTTTTCACTTCTTTTCCCATACTACTTTAATTTTAAATTTTTGAACATTGATTTTACCTTATTGCCGTGCATGTCGGCTCCATCTCCTTCAGGTGTAGATTCTTTCCGACTCTCCGGCCTGAATGATGCAAGTGACATTGCTTTTGATATAATTCTCTGTATCTTTTGTTGTTTGGATGCGGGCATTCCAGAACACACTTCAGATATTTCGGCATTTAATTCTTCATAAGCTTTTTCGGCATCCTCTATGGATTTTAGTCCCAAATATTCAGTTTCTCCATTACAACCGATAGAGACTACTGATATTTCATACAACTTTACTTCTTTCACAATAAAAGCGTCCTTTTCCGCATCATATTCGCAATTCTCCCACACATACTGATATCCGATCGAGAACTGGTTTAAAGTTCCGGATTCAAGCTGTTTTATTGCCTGCTCACCTCTTGGCACTTCGTCTATTACAGATTCAAAATAAAGCCCTTTTTCATCTTCGTTTAATACTGTAATCCGTCCTATAGGTTCATTCATGTTATGCATCCACAACATGATTATCTTGTCATTTGCTGAACTTTCCGGACCTCTATCTTGAATACTTTTTGAAAAACAGCCTTTAACCAATATGTCTCCGGCTTTGTCTTTATTGCCAAAGACCGCAGCGTAACCGCTAATAGTCCGGCTTTCATTGTCGTAGTTTACCTCTTTAGCATAAATGGAAAATGTCTTATATTGCATTCCCATTCTTCCATTATATTTATTAGTCTTGTCCATTTTCAAAAGAGTTATTAGTTTTTAATTCACCTTTGGGATTGTCCGGATCAATGTCGATAAACTTAGCCAACTCATTCCTGGATTCATCAAGAGTTATTTGCCCCTTTTCAACTAATTGAATTAAAGAGGAAGCCATTTTCTGAAATGCAGAAGAAGATGCTGATTTGTCTTTCTGAAGGCAATCAATATGAGTATAGTCTAACTTTATAAAAACGCCTTTCGGACAAATAGCCTCTGTCAAAGCTTCCGCCACTTTCTCCGAATCAGGAATAATAAGACCTTGGTAAGCTGATTTTTCCGCTATGCTTTTGTTGTCATATTTAGACTCATCAAATAAACTATAGTCAATCCCTATTGCATTACATATCTTTCTGCTGCACCGTTCATCCTCTTCGTGAAGTTTAAGCTGGGACGCATCATAATTCAAAGGAATCCAACCAAGCTTTATTTTTGATGTCAGGATAGGAAATTTATTGAGAATACCATATTTTTCTTTTAGTTTAGACTCCAAAATTTCTTTCTCTTCTGGAGTCATAGCTCCATTTCCCATTTTATCTGTATAATCGGAATATATTATACCCTTGGGGCCACCGTTTACAATTAATTGATAGCTAGCCGTCATTGCTGCTATCCAATTATTGATCGGCATAGAGAGCGAATCAGTAACAGACGAAAAATCAATATCTTGATTGGCTCCATTTATGTTAGCAGAACTATCATAGATTACAAAATAGTCTTCTTCAGATAATTCTTCCTGCAATCCGTTCCATTCAAGATAAACTCTAGAAACAATATCTTCTATATCATACTGACGAAACAGTTTACCGGACGAAACCATGTGAAAAATTTGCGCAGGAATAACATACATTGCAAGTGGCAATGATTTTCTGGACGACCTTACAGTAAAAATAGGGCAATATCCAAAAAGTTTCAAGGACATCTCGATCTCTTTGAAGAATCCTACTCTCGTCTGAAGTGGATTAGGACGTGACAGCAATTTCCTGATATCTTTATATCCCTCTTTTTCATTCCCATCCTTGTCTGTGACATATATTCTCCCATTAGCGAAGAGAGAACCGACTTTATTTATAACAGTAGAGAACGGAGTACATACAAGAAGAGAATCAGCTTTATCTTTATCCAAAGTTAGATCATAGTCATTTTTGATTTTACCTGATGGAGAGAAGAAATTGGTAAGATACCAAAAATTTCCTTTAGAATCTTTTTCGATAGTTTTTACTGCCTCCCCCATGGAAGGAGCAGATATATTAATCTTTTTTTGAAACCAATTTCCTAATTTAGACATAAAAAGAATGATTATCTGATTTGAGATAACCATTCCCTACGAAATGAAGTGGTCTTTACGGACATATATGCTAACGAAAGAGCCGATAGCATAAAAAAGTATAGGTTCCGTGCATCTTCACACGAAGGGATTGGTATCCTCACTGCAAATATAGAAATAATTTCTATTTAGTCCAAATAAAAATAGATAATTATTATTCGTAATTATATTATCTTTAAAGATTTCACACGAGCGCACACACAAGATAGCACATACATGCCTTCAAAGCTATTAATCCCATCATAATCAGACATGTTAGCGATTAAGGCAGAAAATGAATCTTCGGATTCTGGGAAGTATATTGTCTTAATAATCGATTTATATGATTCAATCATAGTTTTCTTGTCTGTTGCTTCTTCTCTTACCCACAAATTATGATTAACATTCCTTCTGTAATCATCCGCATAATGCTTCATTTCAACAGGTATTTCCATCTGTACATTCCCTTCAATATTATTAAGACGATCAACCGGAAGTAAAGAGTCAGAAAAGAAACAATCAAGCATAAACACTTTTCCACCAACGACGCAAAAAGAAACCAATACAAATAATCCGTTTATATTTGGGTGTATCTCAACAAATACCTGATTATTTGCCCCTATTTCCTCTTTCTTGTAGTATAAGACATCTATCTCACCTCTCATTTCCACCGTTCCTGTAAGAGCGTCGCAGGCATCGTCGTGAGCATTTTTCCCTCTCTTTCTATATGTTTTCAGTTGAGATGCAAACTCCGGCCATCTTCTTTCCCAATCAGTAGGGAAATAAGTAAGATTCATCACTTCGGAAGACCTGGTAAAGATGCGAACCTCTTTGTTTTTAGACTGATGAAACCAACTTACTTGAGTTTTGGGATTGCCAATCATCCGCATCTGCTTCTCTACATTTCTGGCAAATCCCCTTCCCCCATTGTTACTTTCTATATTTGCCTTAGATATTTGGTCTTTAGTAAGCATCTTAGCAGTTTCCGGTTCAGTAAACTCCATCTCTTTTTGCGTAAAAAGGACATCAATAATGAAATTCCCAATCTCCGTATCTATGTAATCAATAGAGCATAAATAATCGCTTCCGGTATCGGCTGTATCTGTGTAGTTTTTCCTAATTGCTCTATTGGTTATCGGAATAGTCTCATAAGTCTTAAACTTTCCATACATCAAGCCCTCCATAGGCGTTGGATTCTGCATATATTGAGTTTCAAAAACATAGCTGTTCACCTTTTGCATCCTATGTAACTCTTCGAGAGTGTGCTTAAACTCCCATAAAGCCTTCTCCTTACCATCCTCATATACTATTGCCGGAAGAGATAAGACGCTCCATTCTCCCGGCTCTGTTTCCATCAAATATCCGCAAAGATCATGCTCGTGCAGCCTTTGCATGATGATTATTATAGGAGTATTTCGTGAATTAACACGATTTCTTATAGTTGTTTCAAATCTCTGGTTTACCTTTTCTCTAGGAGTGTCAGATATTGCATCTTCAGGCTTAACCGGATCATCAATAATCAATGCACCTGCAAATTTAGACGACGGTTTGAACTCTTCCAATTCTTTGGATATATCGTTTTCCTCATCGACAGCACCAGCCCCAAAACCTGTCACCTGCCCTCCGGCAGCCGTTGCGTACATTCCTCCTCCTTCTGTTGTGTACCACTTCTTTTTTGCATCGCTCGTTTTCTTTATGTCTACATAAGGGAACACACGCTTATACTCTTCCGACTTAACGATATCCCTTACCTCTTCTGAATTATCATTAGCCAGATCATCCGAATAAGATAGATGAAGGAATTTTGCAGATGGATTGATTGCAAGGCCATAAGATATGAAGTTCTTAACTACTAATTCTGTCTTGGAATATCTTGGAGCTATGTTTATAATCAGCTTCTTTATCTTTCCGTCAATCACATCATCAAGAGCTTGGCATATCTTTATATGATGGCCGTTTACTACAAATTTGCGACCGAATCTTGCTTTAAAGAAGTATCTCGTATAGTTTAACGTCCCTGATAAGCAAAACGCCCGTATGTAATCATATCCTTCCCCTGTCATAAGTCCTCAATTATTCGTTTCGCTTCCTCTTTAGTCATAGGAGATGCAATGTTTATATTCATATCTTGAGGAGAATCAAAACCAAGCATTTTACATATCCTTTGGATAGTCCATGTACGCCCATTCAGTTTTATTTCAATCCCCTCTTTCCCCTGTTTAACGCTTTCGACTTGCATTGCCATTTCGTCAGTCCAGTCCTCACTATCTTTGAAAGTAACATTGCCGTTTTTTATGGTAAGGAAATTACGTATATCAGCATACATAAAGCTTCTTAGCATCTTCAATACTTCTTCTTTTGTAATGTCTGATTTCTTCTTTAGTTCTTCTTGAAGCTCTTTTACCCTTGTCAAAACCTTGTTATTTTTTAGCAGTACTGATGCCCTTTCCCATACAGTTTTATCGGTCCAATTATTACTACTTGAATACGCACGACGATAAGCCTCGGATGCGTTCCCGCACTCAATATAGTAATTACAAAAATTTTCCTGCTTTATTGATAATCTCATGTCTTTTCGTCAGATTAGCTACATGCCACTTGACATGTAGCACAAAGTTAATAATTTCCTGTTTACTATTTTACATTTCCGCCCCACATTTTCGCATTATACAGGGAATATGCCCACAACTTTATCTCCCAGTCTTTTTCTAAGATTTCCTCTTTCATTGCAGCATCAAAGCATTCTGCCAATAGGCTGTTATCTATTTCTTGTTTCATCACTTTCCCGCTCTTCTTTTAAGATTATCGAATTCAATCTCAATACACCTGCTCACTTTGTCCGCTTCCTCGTAGCGTTCAGATTCTATCAGTATCCTTTTTATCTCTTCAAGCTGATTGATATATACAATATCATTACGGTCTGTTACGTGATGAATATATCTTTGGATACTATTCAGCTTGTCCTCCATGCGTTTGTGCCATTTGCCTATCATGATTACAATGAAAGCAACAGTTGAAACATTGAGGATAAACAATGCGATTTTAATTATTAGTTCTACGGTTTCCATATATTACTACTGTATTTTTCTTATCATAATTACTCATACGGGCACATTTACCGTCACATGACATATTTATATGCACATTGTTGGCAACTCCAGTAATAATTGACTTCTTATAGCATTGACCGCTGTATGGGCTGTAATGCTTACATAGTTGCCTGTATTCTTCTCGGTTCATAACTTCACTTGTTGGCATGACTATTCCTCCTTGATTAATTCCGGGTTATCGTAAATATTACCTGCAATCTCTTCCGCTACATTGTAGTGACAGAATGGCAATAATTTTCCACTACGTTCTCCAAGATATCCAAAGCATCCATCTTTTATGCCTACTTTATTATAGATTTTTACGCCTTCGTATCCATCAATCAACAATAAGTCCCCTTCGTAGATTTTTTTTCCATTCTTGTCAGATAGTCCGGTGAACTGGCCTACGGTTTCAAGACAAACCTCATACATACCGATGCTTTTCCCTATTTCGATATCATTTAAGGGCGGAATGACGGCGTATCTATCCTTTTCGATCTTAACGAGAGAGCCATACAGCCATTCTTCATCGTATATGCTTTTGCCTCTGAATTTTATTACACGATTCATTTTAATCTTCCTCCAATTTTTCCAACAGTTCTTCTGCCAGCATTTTACAATAAGTGATATTATTGGGCATTTGATCTACATTGCTTATATCCGCCTTAAATCTCTTTATTACAATCCAAACGTACCACAACTTTACTTGAACGTCAAATATGTGGTCAAAAAGTCCGTATCTGCATATTCTAAACTTTCTCATCTAATTCTCCTTTCTTTAGTTCCTCACAATGTAACTTATAAGCATGGGCAAACATTTTCAAAGTAATAGGATCAAAGTGAAAATCAGCCTGTTGGCCTTCTACTACAACAGAAACACATAAATCTCCATTACAAAAATCAATATATGCCACAGCATCGTCATTCCCCTTGATAGCAAGGGTTTGTGTCTGTACGCTATCCATGATTTACCTCCTTTTCTTTAATCCGTTCTAGTACATCCCTGTTGGCTTCCAGTATTTCATCAAAAGAGGGGATGGGCATATAAGCGACAACATCTTCTAAATCAAAACCTTCATCCGCTTCTCTGTCGTAGAAGAAATAGGAAATGCCAAGACTTTTGTCATAACAATCCAAATGAGCCACTCTAACTTGTCCGTCTTTCAGAAGTATTAGTCTTTGTTTGTAATCTTCCGGCAACCGATCCTTAACGCTTATCCACGAGGATTCTTTTCTCCCGGTCTCGTAACCTTTTGCATATACTTTCCGTAAATAGCGCTCTATTACATGAGGTTGGTTTATCCGGTTAGCCAATAGGGTTACTATATCTTTTAATATCATATCATTTATTATTTAATTTTTCTTCAAACTCGGCAATAATACAATCGGCATCACCACCATGTACCCAATTATCCAATACGGTAGATAGAATCTCAATTGCTTGCTTTGCCTTCCACTCTGCACCAGCGACAAAGCACTTGGCAAAATGTTCCATATAATCAGGAATCTCTGAATCATGTAGCTCTTCTGGAATCCAGCAATTTTCATTTGCATATTCTTTTGCTGCTTCTTCTGCTGTCTGTTTCATTTTATTCCTCCTTTCCTCCAAAGTGTTCGATTAGCTCTTCTACGGTAGCCTTGTGCCATCTTTCAAACAAAATCTCTGGCTTATCATAATAATGCATACCTACTTTTAGAAAACGACACTGGAACCATTCTTTGCCATCTGTAAACCATTGGTGTATATCAATATCATCCATCAATGCTGCTAAAGCAAGGAAAAGATCCTCGTTGGTTCCGCAATCAATCCCAAAATTAGGTTTGCATACCTTACCTGTATAGTAAGATATAGGATTTCCTTGATAAGTATCCGTATCGCATAATAAATATTCACAGTTTTCTATCGGTATGCTCCATTCATTCCATCCGTTAGGAATAAATAAATATCCCAACTCTTCCAACTTCTTCCGGAGCTCCGGTGTGTTTTTGCGTATAAATGCTGCTGTTGTAAATCCCATAGTCTATTCTCCTTTCTTTAGTTCTGTACCGTACAGATTATATCAATTAGTCTACTCTCATTATTAATGTAAATAATCGCATTGGATACCATGTTAGAACTTCTTTATCGTTTCTAATCCAATATCCGTCAACTGACTCATCTCCCCAGTATTCACGCCCTATTGTTATGTCATATGCGCAAGGGGTGTCTATGCACTTAACCTTCACCCGTCTCATTTCTAATCAGTTATACGTTGTCCAATTCTTTGATAAAAGATTTTCTAAAGTCACAATCTTGGCACGCACATAACTTACCACAATCAGAGCAAACTTTATCAAATGCCTTTACAGCTTTCTTAGTCAAATCATTTTCAGCCATTTGAACCGCCTGATGAGCTACGGTAGAATTAATCATTTTATTCCTGGCATTATACTCTACTTCCATTGTCTTTACAAAATTTCTTGCTTCTTGTGATTTCATATTTAGTTCCTTTCTAAATTGTTTTATTGTTTTAAATAAATACATAATCTCCGTTTTGGAATCCCCAAATAGTATGTAGTAAAATCCAATCATCTTGAAATTTACATCCATCCTTTTCGCATTCAACCACCAGCATATTTGCTTTATCAGCATAAATTAATGGGGTTACAATACCTGTAAATGCACCATTTCGTCCGGTGAATTTATTACCTTCCTTTAATCGCTTGATTATTTCCTCTTGATTCATATTTATCTTGTTTTGAGCCTAATTAGGCTACATTGTTAATACTAATTTCTCCTTTCAAAACTCGTTCTACCTGTCTGTCAATTATTTCTTGAAATTCTATCTGGCAGATAAGAGAACAGTCCGGTATAATCTCTTCTACTGGGTCTCCCCGCCACGTTGGTAGTTCATCAAGGAAGATACGACCATCTTTATCCTTTAGGCAGGTAGCTCCAACTTCACGCTCAATCTGCGCCATTTGAGCAAATACTTCCGGGAAGTCCTTCCGGATTTTATTCCAGTATCCCATTCCCCCTTTCACGCAACCGATACAGTTGTTGTTATTGTAACCCATCTTGTACATAGTGGGGATTTCAATACCAGCTTTCCAAAGCATACCCATCGCATCCTTTTTGGTTATCTGTCGCTCGATAAGTGGGAACAACGGCTTTGTATCAGGATATTGCTGTTTAAAGCGGATGGCTCGGTTTATCTCTTTAGGGTCGTAATCAAAGCCCCAAACTTGACCGCCCCAAGAACCAAGTTCCTTTTCCAACTTGTAACGGACTTTCTTTTTCAGCTCAAGAGTACAAGCAGCACCATGCGCACCATTGATATACCCCTTTCGCAACACATCAGACACACAGGTGTACTTGTCGCTTCGGATAATGTGGATAGATTGATTGTACCACTTTTCACAATCTGCCAAGAATCTAGTGTTATCGGGATGACCGGAACCAGTTTCAATGTAGTAGATATGCACATCATCGTATAGGCTTAATGCTATCTTACAAGCAACTGCGGATGTAGCACCGCAACTGAACCATGCTATTATCATTTGATTCCTTTCTGTTCTGTTTTGAAGGTTATTTCCACCTTGTAACTGTTGAAAAGTCACAAGGTGAATTGAACTTATTAGTTAGTATATACGCTGCCTTATAATCGTTTCTCAATGTATCACCATGAAATACTATTCCGGATATTCCCCTTATAGATAAATTGAAAAGAAGAAAAGGCACTGTCTTGTCGGATAATTCACCGCATACTATCAAATGATCGTTAGGTTTGTAATCTAGGAAGCTGATACTATTCCGGTGATTGTACCAATTTGAGATAAGCATTCCGCCCGTCCCGGCTGTGGGTTCATAGGTTATGCCCGTATCAGAACCTAATAGTTTAGAAACCAAAGTTGAAATACATTTAGGCGTAAAATCCTGCTTGTTATTCTTCCGATCGGCATGTTCATCTTCAAAGTATTCATGAAACCAGTCATAACTAACATCACATTTGAAGTAGTTTAAAAAGTTTTTGAATACCTGTATGCGAGTAGATTCTTCGCCAAGTAAGATATTCATAATCCTATCAGGTGCCTGATAACTATCTGCTATTCCTAGCATCCTGTTTATGTCAAATAATAAATTTTTCATGGGCTAACTTTACTTCATCATTGGTTGATTGTGCATAAATCGTCGTTGTCTGAATACTTTCATGACCTAACATTCTCTGCACCTGTTCGATGGGCATACCACGCTTTAAAGCTGTAGTTGCCGCTGTTCTCCTGAATCGATGTGGATGTACATTGGATATACCGGCACGTTTACCAAGGTTTCTTAGCATTATTTCAACAGCTCCCTTTGATATCCGGGTGGGCTTATTCATATCTTTTATTTGCTGGCACATACCCTCATAATCAGACAGAAATAAAGCATCCAAATCATCCGTTCTTGAAGAAAGATATTCCTGTAAGGCTATCTTACAACGGGCAGACAAATAGACAGTCCGATACTTACGCCCTTTTCCGAGAACGTCAATCTGCGCATTCTGCCAATCTACATCATTACGGTTCACGTTAACCATTTCGGAAACACGGCAGCCGGTAGAAAACAAGAACTCGATTATCGCCTTGTTTCTCTTTGTCTTTGCCAAAGACCTTAACTTCTCCATGTCATCTTCACTTAATGGCTTCTTTAATTTCTTCACCTGTCTCACGCCCTTGATTCGAAGCATTGGATTCTTGTCGATAATACCTTCTTCGGTACACCAAGTGAAGAAACTACTTAAAGTCCTGCGAATATTATTCAACGTATTATCACTGCATTTATTAATCTTTTTGTAGGCTAAATAGATGCGAACATCATCAGTTACGATTTCTTTAATATGTTTCCCTACCTGCAAAATAAACGCCCTTAAAATGACACGATAATAGTCCAATGAACTTTGGCATAATCCTTCAACAGCTTTAGCTATGAAGAATTTACTAATTATCTGCGAATCGGAATTATCATAGACTACTATGGAAGTTTCTTTAGGCATAATCTCATAATTCCTCAAGCAGAATGATATTGAATCAATTATTGTTGATATCTCATCGGTGGGAATCTTACCAAACAATGTATCACGTATTTCACTTAAAACAGACTCTTTCATATATTTATTAAATCAAGCCATTTATTGTCACTTTCCAAAAACCATTGATAACCGCCTGCACTTTTTCTTTTACCAGAACAACAGCTACGAATATTGCGGCTACATACTCCAGTTTTTCGACCTGCATCATTAGAAGATGGATAAACAGCAAATAACTGTCCGTCTTTTATGGCAACTACTTTCTTTGAATTACTTCCTGCAATATTAGGATTACCTTTTCTGCCTAACTCCAATCCTCTAAGCATATTTTCCATTTTAATTCCGGCTATATAGTCAGCCCACCTTTTCCCCTTGTTATGAGGAGTGTGGCCTTTTAAAAATCTGCCGTTTACCAAATTTCGGGTAGGACGTTCTATGGGTATATATAATTCACTCATATCTGATTTGTTTTACTTCAATTTACGCATTAATAAAACATCACAATAAGCATCAGCATCTATTTTCTTTGAACATATCGTTTTAATTTCAAAGCCAGCTTCAAGAATTTCCGTAAGCAGATTGTCTGCTAAAAAAGCCCCCCTTATTGCAATGTATTCCCCAGGCAGTGTTAAACCTGATATTTCTTTTTGTACCCAATATCTAACCCATGTATGTGCACCATAATTGGCTATATTGAAAACGATTTTTTCTATATCCATATTCTTTTCCTTTCTTTATTGTTTTACTTCAAAATATCAATAGCTTGCTTCAATATAACATCAGCTATTTTTTCATCACCGATCTCTGTCTTGCAAATTATTCTAAGTTGCGTTGCTAAATATCTTGTAGCTTGCGCCAACTGTTGAACATCTTTGGGGACTTCCATATCATTTTCAATCGCAGACCGTCCCAATATTTCTGCTATCCTAAATTCTATTTCACTCATATTTTTGGAGTATTGAGGGGTATTCTTCTTTCAGTACGCTATCAATCAAGCCGTCTATTTCCTGATCGGATAGAAATTGCTTACCTGCATCCTTTTGCTTCTGAAGTTCAACTTTAAGCCTATTCTCTATCCTTTTCAACGCTGTACAAGTGTTCTTATCAGGATAATGCCAATCAATAGAACTACAAATAATTACTTTAATGTGATCTAATTCTAGGCTATCCGGACAATGCTCATTGAGAAAGTCTAAATCTTCTTTGATTAGTTTCTCATACGCCTCCTTACTTATCTTTATGCTCATATCTTAAATTAGTTTGAGTATTACTTAACATTCTGAATATTCACACTGTACACGGTTGCCTTACTTGGAGACTTTCCATTTTCTCTTTTATACGGACGGGTGAAATCTCTAATGTGATCAAGAACATCGTCAATTTCCGTATCAATAAAATCTTTGCGCTTCACCCATTCCTCACGAGCTGGATGTTCCATATCCACCTCAATTTTTATAGTGATAATTTTCTTCATTATTGATTTGTTTTACTCTAATTAATACGTACATATTTACCTGCGATATCACAGGTTCTCAATATCTCTGCATTCTCTTCACCGAATGCAATTAAGATGCTACCACGACCGGGCGAATCCCCACGGGTTCCATCCGGACGGAAGAACCTAATCCGGTTACGCAAAAACTTCATTGCTGTTGCCTTCTCGAATATTACATCTTGAAACATCTTTGAATCGCAACGGTTGAAAAGTAATGCGATTCCGTTTCCATGCTCTGCCAAACGCCTAACAAACTGTTCAATAAGCGGACGGTAATAAGGAGGATTAAGCCAAACACGACCTACCCAGTCTTTCGTTAAGCCATCATCAAGTTTATTGTACATTATCTTAGCTGTCTGCCAAAGTGGATTTACTGGAGCGCATGGATCTGTATCAAATACGCCCAACTCATCTATGATTTCTTTCGGTGTATACCATTCATCAGTGGCATTAGCCGACCGTTCAAACTGTGTATTCATTGCTAATATTTTAATTATGTATCATTAGGTTATCTGCTATCGCATATACTACTAGGTAAAATAAGATGTTAACTCCTAGGAGAAGGAGGATGTTTAGGAGTATTCTCATCTGCGGGAAGAGCCTTTCAATTCGATTACATTAAACATCTCATTGATGCGATCAGCAATATATCCACCATATTTATCCTGAATCTCTTCTATGGAAAGATTAGTCGTTATGTGAGTTTTGCATTCATATCTCAATTCATATCGACATTGAAGAATATATTGCATAACATTCAACTCCGTTCCGAAATGCTTAGAAGGAATGGGTTCCCTTCCTAATTCGTCAAAACATATCGTCCTAGGAGTTCCACCATTGTAAGTATACAGTTCCAAATAATCTCGCCCTTTCATCGAGAATCCAGTAGCCACATAAGAGGCAGAATCAACTCTAAAACCTCCAATGGGATAATCCCCGGCATCACGTCCTCCAATAAACCACAAGTATTTATTTAGAATTTGCATTATAGTTGATTTACCTGTACCGTAATCCCCTGTTAGCAAAAGACCTTTTCTGGCTCCTGAATCACCTTCTGCATAGAGAAATATATCATTCATTATCTTTCTAAAGGCTCCTTCAACTTTGAATCCAGGGCAAACAAAACGGCAGCATTCAGCAAATACTTCTGCTCGTCTCTTCTTGTCATTGATCGAGGTCGTAGGTGGTAGTTGTTCGGATAACAGTTTTCCTATCGGAATCGGAGTTACCGGCCTTATTCTTGTTTCCATACTTTTTTTCTGTTTGATAATTATTTCTTTCCCATGTTCTTACTGCTGCTTTCCAGTCTTTCATTTTAGACCGGCCAACCATCCATCCGTTAGAAGTGTAATAGTCTATCCATCTTTGCGGATCAACATCATTTTTTCTCTCCGAGCAATACGCAGAAACTTCTTCAAGAGAAGGAGGAACAAATTGTTTATTTTTTGAGGTTTCCCCTATATTATCTTTTAGTTTAGTTTCTGTTTTAGTTTTATATATATAGTCTGGCGCATTGGCTGGCAGATTGGTTCCCATATTGGTTGGCAGATTGGCTGGCGCATCTACTGTCTCTTTGGCTGGCTTATCCACTGGAATATTTCCGGTAGTTGAATTTGAATTTTCAAAAGCCTTTTCAAAAGAATATAAACCTACGATCCTTTTGCTTTTACCAGACTTGTAATAAAGCAACCCGGCATTAATCAGAGATAACCTGGCACGGACTAAAGTTTTCTCGTCGATATTAAGAGCACAACAGAGTTCAATATTCGAGCAACTGAAAACGTCCTCCCAACCCTCGCTGTTACAAACGGCAACTAATTCGTGGAATAGTGCCTGTTCGGTAGCGGTAAGCCGATTACGTCTTCGTGCCTTTCTCATTTTCTCTGTCAATGTATATCCGTCCATAATTCTAATACGCATGAATACAGTTTCTTTTGCTATCAGCGACAAACCTACGGTTAAAGAAACTACAATAAACTACTCGTGGATTGCCTTTCTCGGTTGGAATTATTTGCCCGTTGTTGCATTTTGCACAGGTGTCCGGGCGGATAACTTGCTTGTCTGATTTCTTCTTCATGATTAAAGTTATTTAGGGCTACCGATAAGTAGCCCCGTTGGTTTATGCGGCATCTTTTCCTAAAAACTTATTCACAAAATAGATTTGTCCTTTTCCCGTAACCTTCGTTGTGGTGGTAACCAACACCGAACCATCCGGCTTAGTAATTGATGTTTTCTTCAATTCAAAAAGTCCTAATTTCATGGATTTCTGTGTCGGTTGATTGTAGTAGTCACCTTTCTGGCAGAGATAGCCATTATCACGCATCCATGAGAACAAACGATTTTGACCGATATTCACGCCATTCTGTTGTAGTATCTTCGCTAATTCAGCTATTAAACAAGAACGTTGGGAAGTCGAGACCGCATCGGCAAAAAGAACTTTAGGAGCATCTTGTTGAATTTTACTTTCCGCTTCTATAAGGCGCTGCTCTTTTCGTTTCAGTGTCTCTTGTGCTACAATCAGCGCACGTGCCATAATTTCTTCAGGAGTATCATTCTGATGGGCTGTAATATAACCGCCATGCTTGCGGATTGAGGGCAAAACTTCATCGCAAACCCAATCTTGAAACTTTTCGGCATCCGGTAATTTAGATTTCATAGTCAAACGATAAACTTCACTCTCTTTGCCGTACTTTATGTCTTGCACACCGCCATTTGTGGGGGGTCGGCAAAATAACGACCCCTTTACAGTGTTGATTTACAGCATCGGCAGGTCTGCTATATCCAAGTGCTTTTGCCACATCAGACAAGCAAAACAAAGGTTCTTCATTCTCATTCATTGCAATTCTTACCTCTCCGAATTGCTCATTCTGAAAGATTTTAATTTCATTCATAATATATTGATTTAAATTTTAGACAATAGGGGTATAGGCGGAAGTATCTCATTCCGCCATTTAATTAGAATTTAAATATTCGATAACAAGAACTTTAGACAATCCTTGTGCGGATCTTCCGAATGATGGTTAAAATGGTAATCTTGGAATTGCTGGAATAGTCCTTGCGAAAGTATGAAGGCATAAGCTTCATTCTTGCAATTCTTTTCGATTAGGAACTTTTCATAAGATACAGTTCTCGCACTGCTGGGCGCAAAGTTGGGGTTACTATTGTTCGCCTTAACTCTGACTTCGTTGGTTCTTGGCATTGAACGAAATTTGAGTTATTAAAAACAAGAAAGGCTATCGCCTCCCGTTCCGCCAAGAACCGACACTGTTAGAGATAACGAGCATCCAATGGGATTTGATAGCCTTATATCTTTGCAATATTACGCTTACAAACGAACATAAAAATATGCACGTTAATTTCTTTCATAAGTCTTGTTCTTGGCGTGAACACCGCAAAGATACACTCAAATTTCAAAATACCAAATGAAAATCTTATTTTTTTAATCCAAAGTTTTAATCGTTATCTCCACACGTGGATTTTCCTTGTCTACAAACTTGCGTGCATGAATAAGACAACAATTATTGTCGTTCTTAATGCATTTGATTCGCTGAAGAACATCTAATTGTAGCTTTAATACGTTATCAAGGTCGCTCCGTTTACTTGGGTAGTACACGTCAATGTAGAACTCAAATGGCTCGTTGATATTCAAATCCCTCAACTTTCCTGCCTGCCAAATAAAAGATTCCTCATACTTTTTCAAGGAATGAGTTTTGGCTAGGCATCCGTGCCCGTTGATTGATACTATCTTATAGCAATTAGCCTTAGAAGGAGCGTTCCCTTTGATTATTGTCTTATATTCCATACTTACTGTTTTACCAATGGTTTACATAGTTCAACAACTCGTTTGCAATCCTCTACATCAAACATTCCGATATGGCAAACTTCACGTGGTATGTTCAGTTGGTTAGACAACCATAAATAAGCCTTACTTCTGTTTGAGGTATCGGGAATGTGTTTCTTCCAAATCTTATTGATTAGGCCTGTTTTGGCAATCTGGTCGAAATAGAAATGAGCTTCTTTCTTTGCTTCCCTCAATTCCGCATTTGCCAAACGTCCTAACGCTTGGTCTGTACCCTTATGTACACCAACGTAAGCTCTACAATCACGACATAGATAAATCATGCCGTAAGAACGTCCGTAGATTACAGAACTGTCTATAAATTCGGTTGGCTTACCACAATAAGGACAAACTTTGCCGTTTAACTTTTTATTCTTTTCTTCGAATGTCATGACAATTTTGATTTTATCTCATTGAGAAGCGTTTCGTTACTCGTATCAAGTAGTTGAAGCTGGGAAATAAGAAAGTCCGTCTACTTTTACTTCATGTTTTCCATTATATAAAGTTGCACAAGATGCTTTCTGAAACGTACTTTTGTACTTATCAAAGCATTCTTTCAAATCTTTCGGTAAAGTGTCTGAAATGGCTTTGTTTGCCAAATCTGTTCTTTCCTCCGTAAGCGAAAGAATCTTTGCGCCAATAGGTGCTACCATTTTCTCTGCAACTTTTGCAGAGATAGTTCTTGTTATATTTATGTGGAAAGGCCCGGACTCGAACCGGGAATGATACTTCAAGAGCCGCACCGTATTAAACGGAATGTCTGGCGATCAACCTTACATAACTAGGCGTTTCCAATTCCGCCACCTCTCCATGTTCGCCCGCCAATCTTCACAGACAAGCAGGCTGGGGTAAAAAGGTTAACAAAGCTATCTTAACAGCTCACTCTTGCGGATTATAGCCCTACCGGTTACGATAGTGTTTTCCGTATTGTGAGATAACGTACTTTGCTTGATTCCTATCTGACATTCGGATAAATGCCGGAAGATACCCGTTACCGAACTGAAGTAATAGTTCCGCTTTTCGAAGATCAGGTAGACATGAATTACTTTAGTTTTTCGCATTATTTTATTCCAAAACTTCCAAATAGATGTTATTTGGAATAATACTTTCTAATATCCCGTTTTATTTAATCTCATAGCCTCCTTCTCGTAGCTCAATAAAGTGCGTAAGGCGTCTAATTGATGTGTGCAAGCAGCATTAAGCCGGTCAAGCCGATCCACCAAATATGATTCATCTTCCGCTATGCTGTCAAGCAAAGCATTTTGCACCTTTGCCGACAAGCATTGCTCTTTAGCTATTGCGATGATGGTATTGCTTATCTCTGTAGATTTCTTCTTCCGGAGCAGCTTCTTCGCATCCGCAAGCATCTCACCGGACCGGTTCAGATACACCATTATAACTGATATCCTTTCCTGTATCTCTATCGGATTATTTGAACAGGTAATGTTCAGGTAATCGTTTATTTCGCTAATTTCTTTTTCCATAAGCTACGCTATCATTTTTTCAATCATTTCATTAGCCATTAGAATCCGCTTCTCTATAAGTTTGAAATTAATGTAGTCTGGTAAGATTCTAACTATATGAATAGGGCTGCTTTGAAAAGGACAATAAACTACAAAGTCGCACCATTCGGCACCAGTCACCATCATGTGAGATTGACACTGGTAGAAATATTCTGGTTTAGCAAGAAGCAATCCAACATTATCTTTCACTTCTTCTTTATATTTCATGAAAGTATTTTGGCTGGGACATTTGATCTCCAGCGTTCCTTTCTCTCCGTCATCGTTACAACAGAAGCCATCAGGAGAAGAACCAAAGAAAGGAATATTGGGATGCAGGCAAAGACCTGTTTCAATCATATTATTCCCCTTCATTCTGTTATACAATTTGCGAGCGTCAGCTTCCTGTTCATTACCCCACTCGATAGCCTTTGATGAAACTCCGACCTGAAATAGGTATTTTTCAAAAAGATTATCATCATTAACAATATATGGATTCATGCTTCTCTCGGCTGCTAGTTGGTAGATATAAGATTTTGCGGTATCTCCGAACAAATCTTCTTTCTTCCTTCCGGATTTCATCAAGTCACCGACACGGGAGCCGGTTACCTTTCCCAATCGTTTGCGGTACCATTCTAAAGAATGTTGAGCTTCCATTATAGTGATATTTTTAATTATTCTTTTTTTAATTTATCTACTCCGGCAGCTTCAGCCGCAATATCAGCTATCTTATTATTTATGGCTTCTTTGCTTTCACGTATCGGCTTCATTAATTCATCTACCGTAGTATCTCCGTCTTTCAATGCCTGGATTGTTCCCATTAGCATTGAAATTTCGTCAGCACCGATTTGGTTTACCGTTTGCTTTCCGCACATCTTTACCACTTCTTCTTCGGTTATGCCATAGTTGTTTTTGAAATTATTCAGCACCCCTGTTCTTACTTTCAAAAGCTTGTCAGAGTCGGACAAATCACCGGTTATAAATTTTTGTGCTGCGTAGTACACTCTATCTGTTATAGCTTTAGGAATGACGGCAAATACGGCATTACGATAAGCGATTGAGTTTGCAGCGTTACCTGTAACTGTAATCATGTCGTCAGAAAATCGCTGTCCGTTTTTACCAATGATACTACGTCTAACTTCAAATGCAGAAGCAACATTAGTTTCCAAATCCCAACATGTTCCACGGCTGATGACTTGCTTGTCTGTTATTTGCACAACTTTTGCTTCTGTACGCATATTGCCCCAATTAGAGACAATTATTTTAGCTAGATGAACGGACGGACCGGTGATAGGTTTTCCGCCACGGGGAAGGGCGTAGCTACATGATTGGGCTGTTTCTTGATTCATAGTAGCTATTACAACCGAGTTGTCTATACTGCGTCTTATATCTCGTGGATAACGTTTAGCTGTTGCTACTTGTGAATCAACATTTGCTCTTTCTACGGCATCAACTTGTACGATTTGTACGTCTTGCGCTTCAACGGGAAGCACTTCATAGTTTTCTAAATTCATATCTTATATTATTTAAAGTGGTTTAAATTGCTCCCGGTTTGCCGATCAAGGAAAACCGGGAATAGATACTATCTTCCGAATATTTCTTTAAACTTACGGTCTAAAGCATTTAATATTCTCATCCGCACAGCAGGATCAGCGGAAAGATTATCAATTGAATATATTCTTGAAATTAATTGTTCACGAGAACCACAGAAACAGCCGCATGTATAAAACGGAGCAACATTGGGATAATTGTGCTTGTACCATAAATGGCTTGTACCCTTTATAGCTACATGGGTTTCTGTGATTATAAATTCTTCATCGGAGAAAACATACCCCGGAGTGTTAGGGTTACCGGCGGCACTGCTACGAACATCACAGTCGCTGTCTTCCGACAACTTAACAAGGGTGTCCACCGGAGTGTTAGGGTTACCGGCGGCACTGCTACGAACAGCACAGTCGCTGTCTTCCGACAACTTAACAAGGGTGTCCACCGGAGTGTTAGGGTTACCGGCGGCATTTCTACGAACAGCCCAGTTGCTGTCTAAAATTTCATTCTTTTCCATTACTATATATTATTAAAGTGGTTAATCAAAATACTATCCTCACGAACCGACGCCTTCCTAAAACCTTATTTAAACGACAAAATTTGGTTCCTAGATACCGAACCAACGGACACTAGGATTAGGTAGAATTTAAAACTTAAATACAGGGTCTCTCACCCTACGCAGATCCTTAACTGCGGATTTGGTTAATTAATAAATGAATATAAATTTATAGCTATTTTACATTGATGTACTTATTTAAATCAATCGTAGCCAAAGCTTGTTTAATCTCCAATCTGGAATAGCATACCGGAGAATTTTTACTGGTTCCTTTTCTTTTGCCTTTTATTAATCCTTCTGATTCCATTTTGTTTATGTATGAAGGATCGATATCAAGCATTTTGAACCATCTAACCAACTCTCTTGTACTTATATTATCTTTTGTTGGTTCATAAACTTTAATAGCTTTCATGTATCCAACCTGAACCATGTCAGCCATTATGTTTTTTAATTGATATAAATCTAGCTCTAGCTTTGTTTTCAT